GAGACGTTGGATTGATCGTAGATAAATTTGTTGACCGGGTAAAAGAGTGTCAGGAGGGAAGCAAACTTAGCTATCTTGAATGTCATGCTGATGCTGAAAGAAGAATGGAAGCCGGAGAGGATCAAATCTTTTGCACATTATGCCAGCGGTGGAAATGGCAACACGAATTGTGTAAGATTGCTGAGGTGCAAGAGCACTTCTGTTTCACGTGCGAGATTGAGTTAGAAGAATACCCTACCTACTTTGTGTGCCTTAAATGTAATGCCACATATGAACTAACTAAGGGCGGAAATTTGGTAAAGACCGGCTATACAGGAGAAGAATAATGATTACCGTTGGTAGTCTTTTCGCCGGGATCGGCGGATTCGATCTCGGCCTGGAACGTGCAGGAATGCAGGTTCTATGGCAGGTTGAGAAGGATGAATATCGAAGGCGCGTGCTGGAAAAGCACTGGCCTGAAATCAGGAGATATGCAGATGTCAGAGAAGTCCACGGACCTTATTCCTACACCCACAAAATACGATGCAACGGGAAAGGGCAACATGAGGAAGGAAGCGAAGGAGGGGGTGAATCACGCCATCAGTCTCCACCATTGGGTGAAGCAGGAAAAGAAAGAGAGCGATCAGGATGTCTCGAGCCAGTTGACCTTATTTGCGGAGGATTCCCTTGCCAGCCTTTCTCTAATGCCGGGAAGCGACGAGGCAAGGACGATGACCGCAACCTCTGGCCGGAATTTAAGCGAATTATTGAGGAATGTCGGCCCCGCTGGATTGTGGCTGAAAATGTTCTTGGCCTCCGGACTATTTATATCGACCAGGTGTTATCTGATTTGGAGGGGATGGGCTACGCCACAGAAACGGTCGTTGTTCCGGCTGTTGCCGTCAATGCCCCCCATAGGCGTGATCGTTTCTGGATTGTGGCGTACACCGAACGCATGGAATGGTCTGCAAGGCCCAAAATCGAAGGAAAATTATGAAAAGGCTCAGAGGGTTCACCACACCTTAATTACATTGACGGATCAGGTGAAGCACACCGAACCGGATGTGTGGCCGACTCCAACAACAAGGATGGCGACAGGAGGGAACGCGAGTAGGGGAGGGGATCGGAAAGACGAATTGCTATTAACGGGAATGGCCCGGATGTGGCCGACTCCTCAGGGATCTACGAGGGGCGCGGATCCGGAGCGGGAGAATCGGCCGGAGAGCGGGGGAGACGATCTGCCGACGGCCGTATCTCGGGAAGACCTTTGGCCGACACCGACCTCGACAGAGAGGAGCGGGATCAATCCCAAGACAGGGAAGGGAGCAGGTCTGAGCAAGGAAGTGAAGATGTGGCCCACACCCTCGGCCAGGGATTGGCGCAGCGGGAAGGCAAGTCCGGAGACACACGAAAAGAACAGCCGGCCATTGAACGAGATGGCAGTTCTCCACGCTACCCCACAAACGAGAGACTGGCGGAGTGGGAAGAGGAAGGAGAGCGATACACCCTACCGACAGTTGAATACGGAGACCTGGGAGAACGAGGGCAAAAAGAGCGGTTCACTGAATCCAGATTGGGTGAGCGTAATGATGGGCTTTTCCCCGGATTGGACTGAGCTAGAGGAAGGAATAAATTACGGCGATGCCGTGCAAGCAGGATCCGGAGAAATATTGCAATCAACTTTGTATGGCTCAAGCATTTGTCAAAGACACGCCATCGTATTCGGCCTTTTCGAAACGGGCACAGAAATACCTTGGGGATTGTTGCGAAGTGTGTGGGGGTATTTACATGCTGGCAGGGCATCACGTAGACGGTCAGCGGCCGAACAACTTGCCAAAGAATATCCAGACCTTGTGCGTCAGTTGTCACAGTACTCACCACCACCATGTTCGGCGTGCTGGGCTGACGGTTCCTGGGAAAATGGCTTGTCCCGATTAGCAGATAAAATACCCAATCGGGTTGACAGGCTTAGAGCCCTCGGGGATGCAGTCGTTCCGCAAGTCGTAGAAACCATTGGTCATTACATTGTTGAAGTAGAAAAAACGCTAAGAACCGAGGTAGAACATGACATCAATTACTGAATTGTTGGAACTTCGCCCAGGATCGCTAGTTGTCCTTGGTGAACCAGTTATGATAACTGAGACAGACCAAGCTGCCGGGGTTCTTCTGTCTACGTTGGCAGAACAAGGATATTCAGTTGGACAAACGGTTGAAATATTACAAAACGCTATGTTTTGGGCAGTTTATGGGGCCGCAGTACAAAAAGCCGCTCCCCATAAGAAAAAATGAAACAGATCGAACTTGAACGACTGCAGGAGGAGCTGGGCAAACCATCTGTAGGAGAACTTTATAAAAAAGGTGTTGTTGAAGGCCTCGATCCTGCGGTGGGAGAGGGCTATACAGTCTATCAAGGCAATCCTGTTGGATTCTGTGAAGATGTTTTAGGCGCCAAATTATGGTCCAAGCAGGAAGAACTGCTCGAAGCTGTTCGAGATTATGAGATTGTGCATGTTCGAAGCGCAACTGGTGTTGGTAAGACATTTGCCCTTTCCCACATAGCGGCCTGGATCTATAAATCATTCCCCGATGCTCAGGTTTATACAACTACTGCCCCACCCGAAGCGAACCTAAAAAGGCTTTTATGGGCCGAGATTTTTACGCTGGCAAAAGATTTTCCAGAATTGTTTGCTGAAGATGATGTCCTGGCCTCCATGCTCATCACCCGCCATCCCAAGCAGTTTATTACTGGCGTAACTATACCAACCAGTAGCTCGGAAGAAGATATCGAAACCAAATGGTCGGGCAAGCACTCTCCTGTATTGGCGTTTTTGATCGATGAAGGCGATGGCATCCCGGACCCCGTTTTTAGAGGAGCAGACGGGTGCATGTCGGGCGGTGTTTTTGTTCGTCAATGTGTTTGCTACAACCCCAAGAAAAAGTCCGGAGAGGTTTATCGCCGGGAGAAAGAGGGCAGGGCCTACGTCATGGAGATGAGTGCCCTGGACCATCCCAATGTAACAACGGGACAGAATGTCATTCCTGGTGCAGTTACCCAACAAAGCGTTATCCGGCGCATCCACTTATGGACTGAGCCCAAGCCTATTGAAAAGGAAATTGACAGCACCTGCTGGATGATTCCAGAATTTCTTATAGGCATCATTGGCACAATGACAGATGGCTCGGAGATCCCCCCACTTATGCCTGGTTGGAGGGTAGTGATTGACGACCAATTCTGGTACAAGGTTCTCGGCCAATATCCACCTGGAGGAATAGATCAGCTTATTTGGGATGAGTGGATCGATAATGCAGTTTCTCTATGGGAATCAATGAGGGCCATGAACAGCGGAGCAGTTATTCCACCACAGGGGGTTCGGCCGACAATGGGATTCGATGTTGCGGATCTCGGGCCGGATCATAACGCATTGGCTTTTCGATATGGGATCTGGTGGGAACCCCCAGAACTATTCAAAGAAGTGGATCCCGTGAGAGCGGCCGAAAAAGCGGCAGATCGGTGTATAGAAAAGAACGCTCGGTTGTGTCGTGTCGATGCAACAGGCATAGGCGCCGGAGGACCGGCAAGTATGGTTAAACGAGGCAAGGAGCTAAAAAAGCGAATTATCGCTGTTCGAGTCATGGTAGCTGAAACAGCACGGGGATATGCTGATGAGGATGCTGACTTTGCCGCCTTCGCTCAATTAAGAGACGAAGGCTATTGGTCAATGAGAACAGCTTTCCGAACCGGGAAAGTTGCTCTGCCTCCAGAAACGTACAATGAAACTTGCCGCAGACTTCATGAATCTTTGGCGGCGATGACTTACGAAATCACCGGCAAGAACTTGATTAAAGTTCTCACCAAGAGAATTATCAGGAAGCGTTTAGGATATTCACCAGATGAAATGGAAGCGTTTATGCTAACGTATGCGCTGGAAAACACTTGGCTTGGTGGGATTAGGAAAAAGAGCCCATGACAAATCTCCTATAGATTCCTTAGCCCACACAACTATACTGTTATGTGTTGACAAAGGTTTCTATTATGAGGAGTTTCGTATGGCATTAAACCAACATGTTCCCAAAGTTCGGATTCTTACGGCATTCATGCAAGTTATTGATCAGGCGTGTGCTTACAAGAGTAGGCCGGGGGTGGTCAATCATGCAAATATCGGTGCTTATGAAGAAGCATTTACTGTAATGAAGCGATTGGGATTGATTGAATCTTTGGGGAGTGGCGACTATCAACTCAACTATGACGGGTTGACACAATTCATTAAAAGCTAGTAAAATCAGTCATCTTTTTCTCCTCAACTCCTTTCGGGAAACGAGGGAGTTAGAAGCCGCTTCTTTACGGAGCGGCTTTTTTTGTGTAATATGTCTGCATGGCTATAACTACTGATTCTGATGTCCCTGGATATGTCTTAGATACCACACTCGGTATCTATTTGCCGCAAGCGACCTATGGGCCGGGAAAGTGGATGCCCCACCCCTTTGATGCTATGAATAAAGGGTTTGTTCGTGCTCAAGGCATCGTCAGGCACAAGGCAGGCCTGGGAACAGAACTAGCACATGATGAGGAGACGGGAGTTGCTTTTTGGCCGGCCTACGCTAGTGGTCTGGACGATATGCTCATGAGAGCTTTGGTTCAGGGTTATATGTACAACTCAGGCCAAACACCAGTTCTTAATACTCTCTTGAGCACCATCGTTACCAAAGTTCAGTCAATGGTTGGCACTTGGTTAAGCACCGTTCGAGGCCGTACCTCCCCTGTCAAGAAAACCCTGGACCTGATGGCCCGGGCCCAAGACTCGCAATTTGGCGCAGCCGAGTTCGTTAAACTCTACATGGGTTCCATCCTGACCGATAATCGTGGAGCAATAGGAGCACAAGTTCCCATTGGTGAAATCCCTTTCGATAATTGGGATCAGTATGGCATGGAGTTAGAAAAAATTCCCGCCCTGAGTGATACTGGCAATAGGATGTATGTGCTCCGCATGGAAACCGAAGCCTTTAGAGAAAATCAAGGCTTGTGGATGCTTGATGGACTCCATTGTTTTCCTACCGGCAACAGCGAATACCCGTATTGGATAAGTAAATTTAGCACTGATCTTGGTGAACCAGTGTGGGTTCTTATCCATCGTGATTTTGGCTTCCAGGTGTTTGCTCCGGCAACCGGCAGAAATGATCTCTATCCTGGTTTTGGTCAGTCAGCCACATGGCGTTTCTCTCCTTACATGGTGAAATTTATGGCAATCGACCGGCAGGATTGGGAGCATCTGATCAACCAGCCGATGCGAGGCATTGTCTGGATTTCCGGTCTGGACTATCCAACCCAATTCCGCGATCAGCTTGAGATTTACCATGAAGAACGGGAGGAGCAGGATATGTATTTCTATCCTGGCGTGTTCTTTGGCGGATCCCGAGGGGAGCACAGCAAAATAGCTATGTTCCCATGGTCTGAGCCTCCAGCTGGGTTTACGCCTGAAGGCTGGAGAAACGAGTGGACTGACGCGCTGGCCGCAGCTTTTCATCTGAATGTGACGCATTTGGTTGTTCGGCTCGGTGAAGGTGCTATGACACAGAGCGATGTCGCCAGTAGCATCGAGGCCGAGACTGCGGTTGCCGCGATGAAGCAACAGATTGAAATGGTCTGGAATTATTTGGCACCTCCACGAGTTATAGTCTCGGTCGTTTGGCAAACTGATCGTACCCGTCGATTCCAGATTGAATCTTTCGAAGAAATGGCATTAGCAATTTCCCGATTGAACCAGATGTCGCAGGCCCCAAATGCTATGATACCTAATGCACCTCCCATTCTTTCCAGGGAGGAAATTAGAGCTTTAATTGAGGGATTTGTAGGTATAGAGATCCCTGAAACAGAGGAATATGACACTATCGAGCCTGACACAAAAGAAGGGGATGATGTAGAGGAGACATATTGGCCGCATTATGATGGCATGTCCATTCCAGAAGTTCACCGGAAATACGATCTCCCTCTTGAAACGCTACTTCAAAAAGATCAGAAGGTCATGTTCATCCACAGTGGTGAACTAGCAACTGTCCTGCACTGGAGTGGAAACAATGAATGGGTGTGGGTACAGCATGAAAACAAATATGGGATGCTGGTGCCCGGGCACCAATTATGCTTGGTGGGTTCATCCGTTCTTCCAGAGATCATTAATGCTGGGGCCCGCGATCAATACGGCAAAACGCACTATTCCTATGAAACTAATGAAGATGGCATTACTTGGCACGGAACATTTGAGATGGGTTCTCGGGCTAAAACCCTGGAAGGAACTCCTTGTACAATTATTGGATTCGCTGGTCCAATGGCCTTGATTAGATATGATTGGGATCAGCCCCATACAGCACCGAGAAAAATCCATGCAAATGACCTGCGACCTTTTGAGGTTGAGGTTGAAGGTGATCCCCTTCCTCGTGTTGATGTGGTTGAAATTGATCCTGATGAAGCGGTAGATGATGCCAGGGATACCTGGACGGAAATCGCTCCGGATGATCTAGATGATCTGCTAGATGCCGAAGAAGGCGAACCAGAAGGATGATCGGAGTAGTAATTGGCTACCTCATCTGGTATTTCTAAGAAAGACGTAGGTACTAATGGGGGGACTCCTTTACCAACATCCTCTAACGAGTATGTCAATCTAGTTAAACGACTCGGCATCAGCCATTTGATTTTCGGCTGGTGGTGGGATGATGAGGATAAAGTCTATCGCCGGGATGAGACCGGCGAGGAGATGAACGAAGAGGAGATGATTGCCCTTCGAGATCAGATCGCCGACTGGCAGGTAGATTATTTCGCCAAATGGCCCTTGGACGAAGAAGAAAAAGAAGAAAAGAAGGAGGGTGATTCAAACATCCTGGCTCTTTTGCTTCTTGGCATTATTACTCTGACCGTGTTCGAGATGCGTATGCGGGGAGCAGTGCAGGATGCGTCCGTTATTCAATACACCTTCGGCAAGGGCGGATTCGAGCAGATGTCCACTGTGGATTGGGCCTATCTCGAAGGTTTTTTAGTAGAACAATATGGCTATCTGAGCGATTTTGCAGAACAGATCGCTACAGGAACGCTCAGTGAGGAATGGATAGCCTGGGAGACGGGGCTGTATTTTGATTCAGCCCTATCCAATTTCGAACGTGGCCGGATGAAGGCCCAAAATTCGGATCTCAGCCTAACCCGGCATCCAGGTGATTTCACCAGTCAATGCCGGATGAAGGACAGATGCTTTTGGTCATATGTCAGATCAGAGGATAGTATAGTATGCAATTGGGTGAGGACTATTGTTGAATCTTGCCCAACTTGTATTGCTCGAGAGGATTGTCCTTCAGTGGAATTTATTATTGATACTGGTGAGCACATTAATATGATTTGCTATGAGGAAGCCGATGCAACAAGCTAGAAAAGAAGCAAAAAAAGCAGTTGAACAAGAAGAAATCGCTGCCGCTCGTGGTGTTGAGCATAAAAAAAGACATGCGAAAGCAGTGCGGAGAGAGGGGCGCCTGATGCGGCGACTGGCGCATAAGAGCCTGAAGGTGCGGGTGCATAAGCCCAAACCAAAAAGACGGCCGAAGAAAATGGTGACGACAGTTAGTGTAGGCGGAGTTCCCGTAGAGGATAACGAAGATGAATATACTTACTTCCAAAAACAATGATCCAGCTAAGGCAAACGAGATCCCCCTCGATATCGAGGAGATGCGTGTGGAGCTGGGGATTGTCGAGATTGAGCAAAAGCTAGAAGAAATTCAAAACAGCGTTTCTCGATTGCAAAACTCCTTGGGAGAGTGGCTTGTCTATTTCAATATGATGGATCGGCGTGTTCAGGAGTTGAGCGGGGAAAAGGTCGTCACCGAAAAGCTCTCCTACAATGCCAAAGCAGACGGACACATTCAGCTTTTGCGCCATCGACCTCCAGTGCCCAATAATTTATTGGAGGGCGCACCAGGTCCGGTTAAACGAACCACGGCTAAGAAGTGAGGGGCATATGGATGAAACAGCTTATGTTGACTGTCGCTGTCCTGGTTGTGATCATATTCGTGGACAAGCAGCCAATGGCAGTCAGGTTCAACTTCAATGCCGACAATGCGGCATTAAGTTTTGTGGATTAATTCGAGCCGGACGGTTCAAAGTGACCAACCAGCATCAAGTTGGCCCAAAAAGAAAGAAGATAATAGCAACGAATCCGCCAACTTTAACAGGATGACATTTGACATAGACATTTTCTAGTTTTATACTCATTTCAATTGAATCTGCTTTCGAGCGTCAGTCGGAACGCCACCAAAAGGTGGTGTTTTTTGTTTTAGGGAGAAAACTATGCCATTTGCAAATATAAAAGAATTCAAGAAGTTGATGGATCGTGTGGCGGCTATTGAGGATGAGTTAGGAATAAATGAAGTGCCCACTATCGATCAAGAACTTTCCTTATATGATGTTTATGGTGAAGAGTTAGCCCAACTCCTCGCAGAACATTATAAAACCCCGGAACAAGTTGAAGCAGCTCCCGATGAAGAATTGTTAGACATCTCGGGCGTTGGGCCGGCTACATTGAAGAAGATCAGAGAAACGGAGTAAACAATGCCTGGTAGCAATAAAACTCCCTCTCAATATGAGTCGGAGAATAGTCAACCTAAAGTCATAGCCCTTGCCGATATTCCGAGCATAGAGTTCACCGTAGGTGACGAAGCGGCCAATGTCATTAATGTGGCCTTGCAGGTCGTTGATGCGGATCGTGTGGCGCTGGCATTACAACTGGCATTTATTGCTTGGTTGTCTGATACGGAAGCGGCTGTTATGACAGGAACCACGCCATCGGTTGGCACATCAATTGGTACTGAGGGCGTAATATTTCATGAATATGCTCCTGAAATATTGTTTGAGCTTTTGACCAATGCTGACGGCCTTCTGGATCTTAACATTGAAGAGGTCGGAACTTATACGTGGTGGTTGAACGTTCGACTTCCAGGCGGCGAAGTCGTCAGCACGGAAGTTGTATTCGCATAAGGTTAATGCTGAGATAGGAGAAAATTATGGCAGGCAGCGTTAAAACCCCTTCTCAATGGGATTCGGAAAATAGTCCAGTAAAAGCACAAGCTCTCGCTAGTATTCCTAGCGTGGAAATAGCCGTTGGCGTTGAGGTGCCGAATGTCATCAATGTGACCTTACAGGTTATTGATGCACAAGGCATGGCATTAGCATTACGCCTAGCATTTATTGCTTGGTTGTCTGATACGCCAGGGGTTGCTGTGACCTCAGCCGCACCATCGGGCGGCACATCAATTGGAACTGATGGCGTAATTATTTTTGAGCATGTTGCTGAAACAATATTTGAACTTATAACCGATGCTGACGGGGCTCTGGATCTTGACATTGAAGAGGCCGCGGCCGATACGTGGTACTTGAATGTTCGACTTCCAGGCGGGGCAATTGTCAGTAGCGCGGCGATCGCATTCTAATAAGGTGAATCCATGACAACTTTCCGACCGAGCGTAACATTTCAGTTAGATGATTCCGTCCGTGAAGATGGGCGGATTCTCATCCATAGTGGCGTGCGTACCCGGAATAGAGACTGGTGGACGGGGAAACCGTATCGCCTGATTCCTGATGGGATGCGTATCGACTATTTTATGAAAAACCCGATGGTTCTATGGATGCACGATTTCAACATCCCCTTAGCCAAAAGCAATCTCTTTCATGAGGATGGGATGCTGTGGGCAAAAGATGATTTGCAATTCCACAGGCGCACAATTCCGATTGCGACTGGAGGTATCTTTGGTGGTGGTGCTATTGGTCAATTTGATACCAGCGTCATAGCGGATATGTGGCGTGAGCGGTTTTTTAATGCCGTATCAGTTCATGTCATGTTCCGCCCGGAAGATGAAGAAAACATCATCGAGGAAGAAGATGAAATCGTTTTCGAAACCAGCGAAGTATTGGAATGGTCAATCTGTACAATACCCGGAGATCCTGAAGCAGGCCGGGAAGAAATGGTTGACCGTATGGTACATAAAGGTATGCGCCGGGAGATTGCCGAGAGCCTGACGGGGCCTGGAGTAGTCCATGTTCCTGGATCCGCTTTGTTTGTACCCGAACACGTTCTTAAAGCTGCCAACAGCGGCAGTTCTGTATTGGTATCAGCTAAACCGGAGGTAAAAATGGATCCCGAAGACTTGGTCGTAGAGACCGAAGAAGAAGAAGCCGCTGAGGTAGCAGACTTAGCGGTAGAATTCGAACTCCAGGAAGTTGATGTTGAGGATTTGGTGGAAGAAATTCATGGTTCGATTCAGGAGATTCAAATTCCTGCTGTTGACCTCGCCAAGTTCTTAGCTGAAGACGAGGAGGCCTTGCAGATTCTTGCGATGGCCCTCGCCAATCTTCCAGGATTTTCACAGGCATTGTTTGTCGAATCTCAGCCGCAAGTTGCCGAGATTGGCGAGGCTCTGCCTCCCATCACGATTAAATTCGTGAATAGTGGGCGTAAGCCAGCGAAACAAGTAAGTGAACTTGTTCAGGCAAATCAGCCCTTGTTAGTTAGTCAGACTCGGCCGACATTTAAGCAGGCCGCAAACGTTCCTTTGCCGGGACATAAAAGGCAGAAAAAATCACCTCTGCTGGTCATGTTCCGCAAAACTTAATGTTGGAAAAAGAGAACGGAAAATCCAATAAGGAGATTTTATTATGCCACTCGAATTTGAAGCAATGTTACCCGCAGGAAAATTCAGTGATCCCTGCGAACTGGCAATTATGGACCTGCGGCCTTATGTTGGTGATGATGTTTTAGGTAACATCCCCCGATTTTTCGGTCGTTGGGAAGATGGCCAGACTCAAACACTTATTCTGGATGACAACTACAGCGAAGAAGCCGCTGCAACGAATTGTGATTTTGTCACGTTCGCCAGTGAAACTCTGGAGTGCGAAATTGTTATCCCGAACCAGAAGCGTATTGCGGCTGGTGTTTCCGATGTCGATTACTTGCAGTTCATGACAAAGTTCTGTAAGGCCAAGAATATTTTCAAGTTCCCCACTCTGTTCAATCCTGACGGATCGTTCCGGGAAGGCGAACAGCTTTCAGGAAGGTTCTTGGAGTACATCTTTGCTGATCTCCGTAAACGCTATATGCAGAAACTTCGGGCAGAGGCTTGGAATGGTGTTCAGGCAACCGCTAACTCGTTTGCCGGCATTCTCACCCAGCTCGTTGCTGGACCAGCAGGCTCGGGTGATGGTTGCGATCTGTATGATATGCACACCGTTGATTGGGGCGTGGTTACTGGTGCTGGTGCTACCACACCGACTCAGCCTTCGGCCGTGTTTGATGCGGCTAATGATATCATGACCATCAGAGGTGAAGATTTTGCCGGCATGGAAGGATTGAATCAGGTTGAGTTCATTCGTCTGTGGATTGAGCGGCTGATGGAGCACGAGTTAGCACCATATGCCAATGCAGACATCGTGTTTGAGTTGTGGATGGGCCGAGGACAAACTTCTTGCATCGCTGAACTAGCGGCTTGTATGCAACCATGTGAGGGTTGCGTCAATCCTCTTTCTGATCCAAATATCCGTGAACGTTCAGCTTCCTTCCGTAGAAATAAGGTCATCTGGCTTTATCCTTATGATGATATCCCAATCATCATCAGGGTTAGCCCCGAGCTTCAAAATCAGATGTTCCTGGTTCCTAAGATTATCGGTTCCAGCCCAAGCATTGGGTGGGTTTTCCGTGACCAAGCCGAGCAGGTTGCCATTTTGAATGGCGAAATGCCCTTCTACGGTGCGGAAGGCGGAGCACTGCCGAGTGAGAATGCTCTCTATCCAACTGATGAGGTTGATGATGAGTTTCCATTCCCGGTTCGAGCCTTCAGCATCAATGTAGAAAAGAACGGCAACTGCATCAGTTACTGGATTAATAGCGAAAGCACTATTGTCATCTCAGCGTGGCATATGTGGTTGCGCTTCACCTATGTAGATTGTGATGGTCTCGTACCAGCACGACTCTATGAGGATATGGGTGTGGCCGTAACTGTTTGTGGTGTGGTTGATGCGGATACGCTCGATCTGACTGTTGCTGCCCTTGAGGATTACGGCGCAGTTGCGGCTGGCGATACCTATGTCGTCTATGGACAGGATGGCTATACCGCTCTTATCGGTACAGTTGTTACCTACAACACAGGCACTGATGTGCTGACGCTCGATTTTGGTGTCAATGTTGACTGCAACACTGGCGGAGGCATGGTCGGCTCAACGGTTGTTAAGTTAGCCGAGAATTAACCATAAAATTTTGTACTTAGGGGGATGGCTTAGGTCATCCCCCTTCTGAGGTCATATGTGCGGTTGCATAAAAGGAAAGGCCAAGAAACAGGCCACACCAAATGTCGAATACAAAGCGAACGGGAGCGGAACTGTCAGGCTTGGCCTGAAGCCGTTCTTTGCGCTACCCGTTAGACTCCCACAGGCTATCGACGGGAAGGATGTAATCGTTGTGGCAAGTCGAACGAAGAAACCACCTGCCGAGGAAGGGGCTTATGTGATCATAGGCCGAAACGCATTGATGGATAAGAAGCATCGTCAGCAAATGGTGGACAAATGGCCGAAGGCATTTATTAGTGTCTGATATATTAATCCAGGCTGTTCTACTGACGGCGGCTAATTATTTTTTGGTCTTCTACATGACCAAGCCCGTCATGGGACCGTTCGACATATTGCATAAGTTAAGGATTCGTACTGGCTTAAAGCCAGAGTTTGAAACCAATATTGAAACGGGCGAAAAGAGGCTAATAGGATATGAGGATAATGGCAGTTTCTTCACCAAATTATTCAATTGCCATATATGCTTCTCTCCCTGGCCGGCAGCAGGACTCATTGTGCTCTCGTGGATACTCGGTTTTGTTCAACCCGACCTGACGAATCTGATTCTTTGGCTCTCTGTTTCTGGAGCTACAATTTTTTTGTTCGAATAACTGTAGCTTATTGCCTGGAAAATCGCGGCCTAGTGACTGACCTCGCTCAGACACTAGGCCGTTTTGTTGTTTTAAGGTGTGATGATGGCATTACTTGAAATCGTAGATCAAGGTGGTGGTGGTGGTGGTGGTCTCCAGGGAGACACCGGTATCGATGGCCCTCAAGGTGATACCGGAGTTCCTGGGGATACTGGCACTGGCATCCAGGGAGACACCGGGATTGACGGTCCTCAAGGAGACACTGGAATTGTCGGTTCTCCCGGGGACACAGGTATTGATGGTCCTCAAGGGGACACCGGGGATGAGGGGGACACCGGAATCGCTGGACCTCAAGGAGACACTGGTCAAGGAATTCAAGGGGACACTGGTGAAAAAGGGGACACCGGAATCGCTGGATCTCAGGGGGATACGGGAGAAAAAGGCGACACAGGCGTTGCCGGCGCAACGGGAGACACCGGGGAAGATTCGACCGTTCCAGGAGATACGGGCGTTGCCGGAGCGGAAGGTGACACTGGTGTAGCCGGTTCCCAAGGGGACACCGGGGATAAGGGGGACACTGGAATAGGCACTCAAGGAGATACTGGTGAAGATTCGACCGTCCCGGGGGATACGGGCGAAAAAGGGGACACTGGAACGGCTGGAAGCCAAGGTGACACCGGGATTGACGGCGTAACGGGAGACACGGGTGAAGATTCGACCGTCCCGGGGGATACGGGCGTAACCGGCGAAAAAGGGGACACGGGAGACCAGGGGGACACTGGAATCACTGGTCCTCAGGGAGACACCGGGATTGATGGCGTAACGGGAGACACTGGCGCCGATTCGACCGTCCCGGGAGACACGGGTGTAACCGGCGAAAAAGGGGACACGGGAGACCAGGGGGACACTGGAATCACTGGTCCTCAGGGAGACACCGGGGCTGATTCGACTGTTAAGGGGGACACGGGAGACCAGGGCGTCCAGGGAGACACTGGTCAAGGAATTCAAGGGGATACGGGTGAAACTGGTGACACTGGGGTTAAGGGTTCTAGTGGATATGTTTTTGAATATCAATTCTCAACAGACGTATCTGCCCCACCTGCAACTGGGCATGTCGAATTTGACAATGCTGTAATTGCCAACGTAACTGAGATTTACGTTCATGACACCGATAGAAATTCAGCCGATCTCGATCTGCAATTGGATGATCTGCGAGTCGGCGATCGCCTAAAGATTTTTTCTGAAAGCGACAACGATTTTGCCACTTTCGAGATCACTTCCGTTGCGGATCCCGGCGCATATCACACATTCGGGGTTACTTACATCACCAACAGTGGTGGTTTTGCGAATGACGAAAACATCAATATTGCCCCTGCCTATATTGGAGATCAGGGGGACACGGGTATTGATGGCGACCAGGGGGACACTGGTGAAAAAGGGGACACTGGAATCACTGGCGCAGCGGGGGACACTGGTGCCGACAGCACTGTTCAGGGGGACACGGGCGAAAAAGGTGACACTGGAACGGCTGGCTCCCAGGGAGACACTGGCATTGATGGGGACAAGGGGGACACGGGAGACCAGGGAGATACGGGAATCACTGGTCCTCAGGGAGACACCGGGGCTG